AGCGTATCTGTTGAATTCAATGACAGTTCCGACGCATCCGGTTTGTTCACCAGTCTGCAGAACGGACACCTAGTCTCCGTGACTGGCGGTGCTGGCAGTTGGTCGTTTGACGCTGTTGTCACTGGCCTATCCGAAACGGCGTCAGTTGACGGCGTAGCTACGTTCACGGTCGAAGCCAGGATGACAAGTCCGGGCCTGCGGTAACGACTTGAGGAGACGCCGTGAAAGAGTTTAAAGACGAAGAAGGCCGCCCGTGGCGGCTGGCGCTTACCGTGGCGTCAGCACTTCGCGTGCGTGATCTGGTGACGGTTGACGTTGTGGATGACGCCACGGGCGAAACCAAACAGGTTCCGCTGGACATTGTTGACGCTGGTTCGATTGCCCAGACGTTCAACGTGTTCCGCAGCCAGTTCGCCAAAATTGGTGAAATTCTCTACGCCATGCTTATCAAGCAGATTGAGGAGCGGAAGCTATCCAAGGACGAGTTTTTGGATGGCCTGCGTGGCGATTCGCTTGAGGCTGCAGCCCGTGCTTTGGAGGCCGAGCTAGTCGATTTTTTCCCGAGTCGCCTTCGCAAGATGACGCAGCTGCTCGGCGCAAAAATGGACGAGGTCCAAACCGAAGTGCTGGGTCGCGCGGAGGCGCAGATGCAGGCGGCGACGGTGGAGAGTCTCGCAGCGTCTGGGATGCCGTCTGGGAAGCCGCAGGAATCCTTGGAGTCCACCCAGGCCGATGGACACTCCGACAACTCCTCATCGCTCGAAACGGCCGCCTAGAAAATGACTGGTGGCACACTGCCAACCTGTTGGCTCAACAAGTCAACTTGCACAAAGACAAGCACGCACCAAAAGCCGATCCAAGGAAGTTCAACCCGTTCGCTAAGAAGCCAAAGCCGCGTGAGGCAACGCCAGAGGATCTAAAGCGGCTGTTTGGGCCTGACTGGAAAAAGTACGTATGAGCGCATCCCGAGTACGTGCCGGCCAGGTGTTTGTTGAGATCGGCGCCGATCCGCGCAAGTTCTTTGCGACGCTTGGCCGGCTCAACAAGGCGATGGGGGCGATTGGCAAGAACGTTGCCAACGTCGGCGCCCGCATGGCCGGTATCGGCGCAGGCATGGCGGCGCCAATCGTGGCGTCCGTCAGCGCAGGCACCAAGTTTGAAAACGTCCTGTTGGGCATCCGCGCGTCAACTGGAGCCACGCAGGAACAGATTGACCGGATCAAGACATCGTCCATGGCGATGTCGCAGGCGCTAGGCATTGGCCCTACCGAAGCCGCAGCCGGGATGCTCGAACTGCTCAAGGCTGGCATGAGCGTTGAGGCCGTGCTAGGCGGAGCCGGCCAGGCCGCTCTGCAGTTTGCCAAGGTCGGCAACATGGACGTTGGGTCGGCCGCCGTCGTCATGGCGGACGCCATGAACGTGTTTAAGGTGTCTGGCGAGGTTGCCGCCAACACGCTGTCTGCTGCGGCCGATTCGTCCAGCACCAGCATTGAACTGATAACGCAATCGTTCTCTCAAGTGTCAGCTGTCGCGGCAATTGCAAACCAGTCAATTCAAGACACCGCTGCAGCCATTGCCGTGCTGGCCAACGCTGGCATTAAGGGATCTGACGCCGGCACGTCGCTCAAGACGATGTTGATGCGGCTGATGGCGCCGGCCGACGATGCCGCAGAGGCCATGGCAAACATCGGCCTGTCAACGCAATCGTTCCGCAACGCTGACGGGACGATGAAACCGCTGGTCGAGATTATCCGCACGCTCAACGATGCCATGGCTGGCATGGATCAGGCGGCAAAGGATGACGTGTTCCGCCGCATCTTTGGGCAAGACGCGATCCGTGCGGCTGCAGTGCTGACGCAAGCAGGCGTCGAAGGCTTTGGTGCCATGCAGCAAAGCATGAGCGGAGCCATGAGCGTTGGCGACAAATACAACACCATGCAAAGCGGCATGGCTGGCGCTACGGCGACGCTGATGGCGTCGCTCGAGCGGCTGGCCATCACGATCAGCGATGCCGTCGGGCCGGCAGTGAAGTCAATCGTTGATGCTATTGCGCCGGTAATTGACGGCTTTAGCACGTTTATCGCCAACAACAGAGAAGCCGTGACGCTGTTTGTAGAAGTCGCCGCAGCTGCCATTGGCGTTGGTGTTGCGTTGATGGGCATTGGCTTGGCCATGCAAAGCCTTAGCGCTTCGGCTGGTGTGGTGTTTAAGGCATTCTCACTATTCGGCGCTTTGGCCAATCCTGTTGGTCTAGTTGTTGCCGGGATCGTCGCGGCTGGCGCTGCGATGTACACGTTTCGTAATGAGATCACGTCTGCACTTGGCGGCATCGGCAAGATGGTGTCTGACGCGGCATCGTATATCGGCACAGGATTTCGGCAGGCACTAGTTGACGCCGGTAAGGTGTTTTCAGATTTAGGCGGAATCGCGCAAACCACATTTGATGGCATCTACGCTGCGATTGCCGAAGGTGACCTAGCCGGTGCAATGGACATTCTGTGGCTTGGACTGACGGCGGGATGGCTTCGAGGTGTCGAAGCCTTCATGGGCGTCGTTGACCCGTTCGTCACGTCAATTCAAGACGTGTTCGGAATTGTCGGCGCATCAATCTACAACGTGTGGGACAAGCTCTACACGGATTCGGCCGCCGTGCTCAACACCATGGGCGCGTGGATAATGGGGTTTTTTGACAACATTGCCAACGGCGTAATGGCAACGTTCGACAATCTTGTTGGCGCAATTCAGATTGCATGGACTCGTGTTCAAGGATTCATAACGGGCGCTAAAGACACTGAACAACGGGTGCAGGACATCAAGGACGAGAACGCAGCGCGAGCGGAGCAGCGACGCCAGGAGCGGCCTGGCATTGACGCGCGGATGAACGAGGCGGCGCAGCAGAACGCAGAGGCAGAACGCCAGAGGAAAGAGCGAGAGGCGGCCGTAAACGAAGGCGCGACGGCAGACGCTCAGGCTAGGCAAGATAGAAACAAAGCAAGAGCAGACGCTAGGCGGTCTGCAAGTCAGCAGGCACAAGACGATGTCGGTTCCGCTACTCGTGGCAAACGAGAAGGCCGCGCACGCAACGATCAGTTTGGCCAATTGCTCAAAGACATTGAAGGCGCGACCACGATTGACCAGCTGCGTGATTTGTACGGCGAATTCGATGCGCTCAACTCAAACGGTCGGTTGTCGTCTGTGCAGGCCAGCACCATTGAGGCGGCCCTAGAAGATGCACAAGAGCGGGTAACAAAAAACTTGGTGAATGCCCAGTCTGCATCCAGCGCCGCGCAAGCGGCAGCGCAGAACGGAGCGGACGCCGCGACGCAGGACGCACAGCGGAGCAAGGCGGAAGTGGCCGGCACGTTCTCTGCACAGGCCGCCATGGGCATGGGCTTTGGTTCCTCGTTGGCTGAACGCACTGCTAAGGCTGCCGAGGAAACGGCGAAGAACACGGGGCGCATAGCAGACCAAGGCGGCGAAAGGGTTGCAGCCTAATGGCACTGACGTGGATTGAAGACGGCGACAGCCGTTCCGCGACGATTCATCGCCTGGGTAAGAAGTCCACGGCGACGATGCAGCGTTCGTACAAGGTCTTCGGAACCGACGACGACGTTGCCGTTCACGCTGATGCCAACGCCCGTATTTCGACGCTGGAGCCGTATTGGAATTACCCAGGCACCAACGTCAATCTGCGGGCCGAGAGCTACTCGATTTCTTATCTCGGCGACAAGGCATGGCAAGTCACCGTCAACTACGAAAAGATTGGTGCCGACGACGACGACAAAGACCCCAAGCGTCGTGCTAGGTCGTTTGATACGTCTGGTGGAACGCAACACAAAACGCAGGCTTATTCGGTCGGCCAAGGCGCGACGCTAGACTTTGAATACCGATTTCCTGATAGCGCCACCAACATGAGCGGAGCTATCGGCGTCGATGACAACGGCGTCAACGGTGTTGATGTCGTCGTGCCGGCGCTGACATGGACAGAGACCTACGATGTGCCATCCAGTTATGTCACAAACGACTACATCAAAGCCGTGGCGGGATTGACAGGAACAGTAAACAACGGCGGTTTCCGTTCGTTTGAAGCGGGAGAAGTGTTGTTTATGGGTGCCTCTGGGTCGCACGAATGGGACAACGAAAAGGGCAATGGGCCGTGGTCGCTGTCGTTTAAGTTTTCGGCGTCAAAAAACCAAACTGGCATAACGATTGGCAACATCACTGGAATCAACAAAAAGGGGTGGCACTATTTGTGGATTCGTTACGAAGCACAAGTCGATAGCGACGCTTTGCTGCAACACCCGAAAGCTGTTTACGTGAGCAAGGTTTACCACGAAGGCAATTTTTCCCAACTAGGCATAGGGACGTAATCCATGCCGCGAGGCGACGGCCGCATTAGCCCAGGCGATCCGTTGCGGTCGTCTATTTCCGCTCGTGCTTGGAACAGGGCGCAGGACGCCGCCGATGTTGTGTTCGGCGCCTACGCTGGATTCACGGCAACGCCTGGTACAGCCGGCCCTTCTGCGCTCGTCGTGCCGTGTCTGGTAAGCACTACGATTGACGAAGTGAAGCCAGGCCACATCGTGACGTTTACGGGCACCGGCGCAAAAGACATTCCCGCCCACCAAGACCCACAAGATAAGCGCGTTGCCCGCGTGCATTCCCTGACAGCGGAATTGACCGTACCTGTTTCGTATGACAATTACGAAGAAAACAATTGGCGAATTGGCGTAATTGTTAGCGGTTTTCGCATGCCTGTGCCCGGCACGCCGCGAATGGTGAATGTGTGCATTGGCGGCTTGTGCGTTGCGCGAGTCGTGCAAACAGCCTTTGGCGTTGACCCGCAGGTGTATGTCGGTGGGCGTTATATTCGTGGATCTGTCATCAGAAATCCCGGTGACGATATGTCTCTTATTGGCATTGCCGAACAAGCCACCTGCGGACCTGGCGAAATTATTCAGTTTATCGCGATTGGAAGCTCGTCTAACCCAATGTGGCAGTATTGTGCGGTGAGGCTGTGAGCAGTGATTGCTGCGATTGCTGTAAAGAGAACTTTTATTTAAATGCGTTTGATGCAGGCCCGCATGTTGGCGACTACTGGCCGACGTTTCGCGGTGATGTGTCGGGGTCGTTCTCGGCTGGCCCTGGCGCAGGCGTAACTCTCAGCGGAATTCCGCACTTTGATTGGTGTTGCGTCCGCCCCTCCATCGCCAGCTTTAACGCAATCGCTGGCGCTCCAAACAGCGGGACTTTGCGATTGTTTGTTGAAAGCACTCGCGATTTAGCAACCAACGTGTGGGCAGAAGCAAAGACAGATATTCCTCTGTTCGATTCGTTTGTGTTGGGCGAGCATGACTATGTCGATGGCATGCCTGTTTTGGTTCCCCGAGAAGAACGGCGCCCAAGCAACACATACGTCCCTGCGTTCGGCTACGGCGCTGAAGTGTCGATAACAGGCCCTACTGGTTCGCCAACTGGGCCTACAGGGGCGACAGGCGGATTATCGACGCTCGGCGGTGGGTCGCCAACCGGGCCCACTGGATCTACTACCGGCCCTACCGGTTCGTCTTGGCAGCCAAATTCCGTGCCGGGATTTGTTTTCCGTAATGCCGAAGATGACGATGCGTATTTTCTCAGCCAATGGCCCGTTGCTGATCCGTATGTCGTCACTTACGAAGACTCAGCAACACCCAAAGAATTTCTTGCCAACACGCTTTCCGTCCGGTGCGGATCAAGTCAGTCTAATTCTGACACAATAGCGCTAGAATGTTTGTCGATATTGAACCTGTACGGTCCATTATCGACCAGCAACTACGTGCCCGCCAGTTCTTTCGCAATCAGGGCCGGCGCCTTCGTCGAGGATCGATTGCACGTCGCGGAAACAGTTCCCTGCGGCATTTACGTTCAATACGGCCACAATTCTGAGCAGTCATGGTCGTGGCCGTTTGAGGTTCCGCGGGCGGTCATAACGTCAACAGAGCAGATTGAAACGCCGCGGTACATCGGTCTTCAACAAACTGCTAACCAAGGTGTTGTCAGTCCATTTGCGTTTGAGGCTTTCACGGCGTGCGCTGCCAATTCAGCCGCGGTGCTGCCAGCATTAGCGGAAGAAAGCATTGCGTCTGTTCCTGTTATCGCATGGGTTCCAACTGCCCCAGCGATAAACACGGAAATAACCGAAAGCTCGCCATATTACGCTCGGCGCAGCGACCTTGTTTTGAATGTGCCGCACAACGTGCCGAACGGCAGTGCGTGGCACGCTTCGCATATCGTGCGAGAAGCCTCGAGCTTGGCGATGCCAGGCGAACTGCATGAACTCGAATTGGAGTTGCTGCCGCACGACAACGAAACTCCAGTAATTACGCCGATATTTTTTACTGGCACTTACGGCAACTCCAACGTCGGGTTGCGGTTGACGTTGAGGGACGACGACCCTTTTCCTTGGAATGCGATTTCGGCAACAACCTACACGTTTGTTCCTCAGATTCAAGAAAAACAGTTGTTTCCCAATCAATGGCATTACTGGAGCGAGCAACCTCAACGCTCATTTACGTATGACATTGACACTCCGTCCGTAAATGCCTTGGCTGATCCGCAGCCACCATTAGAGGTGTCAGAGGAAAATCTTGCGTTGTTAAACGGAACTGTTTTCCGCGCAGAGGATTTTCGCGTGGCGTTTAAGTACGAGACAGCGTTGCAGGGGTTTGTGTTTACTGGGTTAGCAGCCGTGCAGCACATAAATCCGCTAGACATCAGCCTTTCCGACAGCGGGATGGCTTCGCACGACTGGGACAAAATAAAAAACGAAGGGGTACAAACGGCGACGCCACAAGTAACACTGCATTGTATGTTCCGCGTGCGGGAAAAATGGACAGTGACCGAAGTCAAGGGATTCTCAAGAGAGTGGGAAATCGGCACGCAAACTGTTACTGGCCCTGGCGAAACAGGCGGCGAGTCGCAGCTAGGTGGTGGCACTTCTACCGGCACAACCGGCACGGCAACTAGCGTTGCGGTGTTTCAGCAAACTGGCAACGTGCGGACAGTAATGACTGCAAGCGGCACGGACGTGGCCATAACAGAAAAGAATTATTCTTTTAGCACCGACATCTCAGAGCACATCGGCGCGTTGGCGGATGGAACGCGCGTCGAAATTCCGCTGACGATTCAAGATGTTCACCAGCGGGCAATGAAGTTGCAGTTGAAACGCGGGGAAATCCACAACAACTGAATGCGTGCCGATGCCACGGAAACGGCGAACCATCTACGTTGGAGATCAGCGCTGGAAGATTCAGCGCGTGCGGCTGCGTTCCGATGATGGCCAATGCGACTACTCGACGCGGACCATCAAGATTGCTGACAAGCTCCACGGCGTTGACTTGCTGGATACCTTGATCCATGAACTGATTCACGCCCGCTGGCCGGATCTTCACGAGGATGCGGTTGCGGAGTTTTCGGAAACGCTGTCAGGCGTGGTGGACGCAGAAGGATTCCGGCAGGCTGACGACCAGGAGTAGGTCATGCCACGGCGGGAGACGCTGGCAGGGTTGGTTGCGGCCGATGCGGCTGCGTCCATGTACCGCAAGAATTGGGTTGACGCCTACCCAGACGAACTGCAGGCAGAACTGCATGAGATCCGCCGGCGGCTGCACGCTGGGGAAATAGTCGGCGGAACCATCCGCGGCGTTACCAAAAGCCTCAAAACGCGATTGGCGGAACAGGGATTTGATACGCCTGGATATGGAACCATACGCGAATGGCTGGCACGAAGAAGCTGATTGACTCTGTGGCCGCCGACGCTGACGCTGACAGCCGCTTGGCTGCCGACGCTGAACTGGCACGCCTGCGGGCAGAATTGGCGTCATATCGCAAACGGTATGACGCAGCGTTGCGTCAGATCGACCGCGAGCGTGAGCGAGCCGACGCACTGGTTTCGCTCAAGGGCATGAGTAGCCGACGGCCCTTGACCAAAGCCGTCAAGGGCAAGAAGCACGACGCCACCATGGTGGTCCTGCTGTCGGATATCCACTGCGAAGAAGTCGTCCGCAGTGAGCAAGTCAACGGGCTCAACGCTTTTGACAGCGACGTGTGCCAAGCCCGCCTAGACGAACTGCAGCGGCGCTTTCTTGCGATGCTCGAGCACGAGCGGCAGCTAGCCCGCGTTGACCGCGTAGTGCTGTGGCTCGGTGGCGATCTCATCAGCGGCATGATTCACCCAGAGCTTGCCGAAGAAAACTCAATGCACCCGCTGGCGGCGATTCGCTGGATTGGCGAGCGGCTGCGCGGGTTCATCGACGCCGCGGCCGACAACGCCAAAGACGTTGTCATTGCCACCAGCTGCGGCAACCACGGGCGGACGACCGAGAAGCTTCGCACGAACGAAGCCGATACCAGCTATGAACACCACCTATATCTGTCAATGCGGGCTGCCGAGTCACGCAAAAACGTGACATGGCAAGTGGGCGAAGGGCACTTAAACTACGTTGATTTGGACGGGTTCAAAATCCGGTTTTGCCACGGCCACGCTGTTAGATACCAAGGCGGAATCGGCGGCATTCACGTGCCGCTGAACAAAGCTATTTCGGCTTGGGATGCGACTGAGCGTGCCGCCCTGACGTGCATAGGGCACTGGCATCAATTCTCTTGGAGCCGCAGCGGACGCTACGTGAGCAATGGAAGTGTGATCGGGCACAGTGCCTACGCCGTGCGGATTAAGGCCACTTATGAGCCACCGTGTCAGGCCGCAATCGTGATTGACCACGGTCGGCGCGAAGTGACCAAGGCATTCCCGCTTTTCTGCGACGCCGACTTGCGCAAGCGAGATGCTTGACGCTGCCTACATAACCGAATGTGAGCAACGGGCACGTCGGTTTTCCGGTGCGTACACAGGCACGGCAGGATCTTTGGCCGCTGCCGTCATTCACCTATTGAACGAGCGAAAGGAACTTATGCAGACGCTAGAGGAAGCAAACCAAGCATTGCGTGATGCAGTCCACCAGCGGATGGCGGGAACGCCAGCCGACGACCCGAAAATGGTTGGCTGGAATCCTGACCAACAGTCCTGCTGCGAAGGCGGCAAGTGCCAGCCGCAGGCGGAAGCCGTTGAAGGTTGGCGAGAAGCCACGCAGGCGAGCGCCGAGAAGTACGCCGCAGATCGGGAAGAGATTCCGGCCGATTGGATTCTGCGCGGCGAGGAAGAGCTAAAGGCGCAGCGCAGTGCCGTCAGACTGCCGCCCACGCCACCGGCTGGCGTCCATCCAACGTCGCAAGCGTTCTACGAACTGTGCGACCGGCTCAAGGAAATGCACCGCCTCAAGAGCACCGACTACGGCTGTCCGTCTGGCACAGATCCACTTGCCAATATCCGTAACGGTGCAAAGTTCGTCGGCATTCCGGCGTGGCGGGCCGCAATGGTCAGGCTGTCGGACAAGGTCACGCGGCTGGCCACGTTCAACGCTACTGGGTCGCTGTCCTTTGAAGGCGTCGAAGACAATTTGATTGATCTGGCGTCATACGCATTGCTCAGTCTGCTGCTGTACCGCGAAGACATCGGCAAGCCATAGCACCTACTGTTTCCGCCTCTTTCCGCCCTAGTCTGGCGGTGGAGGAAGCGGCGTGATTCAGTCGGCACATTGGCGGCGCGGTGGCCCTGACGGGCGCGAGTCAATCGCGTCGTCGGGCGACATCGTTTCTCTGGCTGCCTATTGCCAGCCCCGCCCGCAGACATGGGGCAAGGTGACATCTCGCCGGCCGCTGGATCGCCGGGAACTCGAGTACCAAGCGTTCCGATTGGGCTGCACCGTTCAAGCGTTGCAGGAAGCCATTAGCAAAGGGCTGTTCAATGGCTGACTCAACGAGCGACGTGCTGGCAGCAACCGTCCGCAACACGCTGGCATGGACGCGCACGGACTCGCAGGAAGTCGGCAGCGTCACGAGCCGCAAGACGATCCTGAGCAACTACACGATTGCCGACGGCTCCGGTGCCGGGCAGGCCGATTTGGTGTTTGCTGACCAGCGGACGATTCCGGCGAACACCATTGAAGCCTTTGACTTGCTCGACCTTGAGCAGTCGGCGCTGGGCGTATCGGTTCCGTTCGTCTTTCGGCAGCTGCGGCTCATCAAGGTGGTCAACAACGAAACCGATGCGGGGTTGTCGCTCAAGGTTGGCGTTGATCCTGGCAGGCCGACGATTGTTTACGCCGCGGAAGTCGGGCCCGGCTCCGAGTGGTTTGCCATCAACAACACCGACAGCTGGATCGTGACGGAAAACAACTCCGTTGTGCGGATCGCCAATACAAACGCTGACCCTATCAGCTATTCGCTCTATCTCATCGGCACCAGTACGGAGGCCGAGTGATGCCGCAGACGTTTTCCCTAGCGTCGTCGCTGCGCGTCGTGCCGTCGTGGTCTGACGACCTGACGACGACCACGGTTACCGACACCGTCACTGCCCTGCTGACGCTGGCGATGGCGGGCGGCACCGGCAACGATCAGGCGAATGGATTCTGGAAAGACGTTTTCTCAATCAATGCGTCTGCCCAATACACGATTGACCTTCGGGCGTTGCCGCTCAACGTCTTTGGCGGCACGGGCAATCTGTCGCTGTCCAGCGTCAAGCTGGTGCTGATTGAAAACCGCTCAAGCACCGCCGGGCTTTCAATCTCAACCAGCGTCAGCAACCGCTGGGCGAACTTTGCAGCCGACACGCTTGTGCTGCCGGCGGCCGGCGTGCTTTACGCAACGGCACCCAAAGGCGGATGGGCAACGACCACAACCAACAAGGTGCTTTCGATCACCAACAACGGCGGCGCTGCCGCCAGCGTCGCCGCTTACATCGTTGGAGTCAAAACATGATTTCGTCAGGACCGATCCAGGCCACCAAGGATCTGCCTAGCCTTGCCGAAAAGGTGCGGGCGTTTGTTGCCGTCGCAAAGCTCAAGGCCGCAAACGGTCTGAGCGTTTCGGAGTTTGGTGAGTTGGCAATTGCCTTGATGCGGATTGCCGCTGAAGCGGCGGACGCTATTCCCGTCGATGGCGCAGAGCGGAAGACGTTTGTTTTGAACGCCATCGGACTGCTGTTCGACAGCGTGGCCGACTACATGGTGCCGACGCTCGCTTGGCCCGTCTGGAT